CCAAAAAAAAGCCCGCAGAGTGCGGGCTGGTCATAGAGTCTCGGGCTGTATCTCATGAAACAGTAACGATCAACCCTGCTTTGTTCGTGACCCGGATCTTCACATTGATCGGCGATGCAGTCCCGTTATTGAACGTAACAGTGAAAGCCGCACCCGACGGTCCGTCCCCGTAGGTCGCAGATAGACCAGCAGAAATGATCGTACCCGTCACGTCCCGCGCCTTTGAGCCAGTCGGGTTGCCGTACGCAACAACGTTCTGGTGCCCGCCAAACCCGTCGTCATACGCGACGTCAGCATTCAACACAAACGAACCGCTAACATTGAAAGTTTTTGTCAGGCTGCCAGATGCTGGAATCGTTCCGCTAACATCAACGACGTTGACATATTCTGGCGAACCAACTTGGCCGCCATTCATGAGAACATCCACGTACCTGCTTGCGAAAATAACAGCGCCAGAGTCAATCGCTGGCAAGGCAGTTTCACCAAACGCCTGGCCTCTCTCCCAATTTCCATTGATCATTACATCAGTATGCCCGACATACCCAAGCGGGCTCCCTGCGAAGTTTCCGCCCCCGCCTGTCGGGCCGTACAGACCGCAGAATTCTCTATTGCAAGAATTGAAAACTGCCGTGTTACGTTTCGTGGAAGACGTCAACCCATTGGCCGTATTCATAATCCCCCAAATCGATTCGAACACACAATTGCTGAATGTTACATCTACGTTGCCGCCAGTCCCGCTAACCGTCTTTGTCAGGAATATAGCTTGCGACGACAGATCAAAGAGAAGACATTCATTCAGGAATAGATGATTGTACGTGCAATCCTGAAGGTGCATAGCGGTTCCGCACTTATAGAAGTACACACGATTCAACGAGGTTGGACCAACGTAGTTATAGGTCGGCAACCCTGTTGCAACCCCAATAGTTTTCACAGCGTCTTGATAGCTAACGAAAGCAACATCCTCAAGAACGTTGCCAGTTATGTATCTGTTACTACTTGCGTCAGGATTACCCTTCCTGATAACGATTGAAGGATTTGGATTTACAGGGGTTCCGGCTGGATAGAATGATGTATCTACAAATGCCACGCCACGGATATCGAAATTTTCATTCCTGAAGTCATTGAACGAAATGTCAAGAGCGCTGTTTCCGTTAGTATATATCAGGCTACCAACTCGGCTAACAACATAACCGGCAGCAACACCGCTCGTCTTGAACGTACCTCTAATTTTTACAGACGAAAACAGAGTGGTGGATCCGTTAATTACGGCTGTTGAATTTACCCGAACAACCCCATCAGGAAGATGAAGTTCTTTGTTATTTGAAATGCAGTACCTAAGAGCTGCCAAATACGATGCTGATGAGTCTATGGTCTCACTAACCACCCCACCAAAATACTCCAGCTTCACATCATCAAAAATCCTCAGCCAGCATCCAGACCCAGAAGGGTCTGATTCTCCATCGCCATCCAAGTAGTCTGAAAGGGTGGCCTGCGAACCATCCCATGGGACAGTCGGGCTAAAGATGGTTCCTCCGTCATGCTGAGATTTAGGAGTAGATGGGCTCCAAATAAAGTCCCCACCACCAGACGTTCCAAGCGGATGATATGAAGACAAAGAGAGCTTAAGATCTGTTCTTTTAGTCTGATTTTGTATATCTGCAACTGAAGATACAGATACAGTTGAGTTACCAATGATCGAAGATCCTTCGCTGGGAGACGTGCTAGTGATTTCTTGACGAAGAGACTGATCGCCACGCACAACAAGTAAAACTTCATCTTCAGACCAATTGCCAGAAAGAACGACAGGGAACGAAGATGGAAGTTTTACACTATAAAGATTGCCATCCCGCTCGATGATCTGGGTCGAGCGATCTACGGTCAACGGGGAACCATCGACATACTGCAACGGTGGCAACTCGAACCCAGATCGGGCGAGGGAGGTGTTTACCTGATCCTCGATGCCAAACCAGGTTTTCCGCGAAACACCGAACCTGTCTCTCCACGCAACATTCGTACGGTCATTCATCGCCGCGTCGAAGTTCTCGGCGTTGTCGTACAAATCACGCGGGTCTTTAGAGCCCAGCGGATTACCGGTGGCGTACGTAGTCATGCAAATTCTCCGGGCATGAAAAAGCCCGCTCTATGGCGGGCTCTGGATTTGTGTGTGCGGTCAGTCTGGTGCGCTGGCGTTGTCGTAGGTGTAGACCCTGGGGTCGTAGTTCACCGCACGAACGGATGCCGAGGTATTGCCATTGGGATCGATGGAACTGATCAGGGCCGGGTATGGGTTTCCCAGCAGCAGGTGCGGCGGTTCGATTTCCCAGGAAACATCGGGGACGAAATCGATGCTGGGAATGCTTAGCCGATAGTCGTCGATCCGAGATGCCGGGTATCCGCCGGATACCGTTCCATCTGGGCGGCGCAGGTACAACGCTGGAGAGTTCAGCAGCGACCAGTCGAGCGGTTCGCTGGACTCGATCAGGACCGAGTTTCCAGCGATCACGAACGATTTCAGGTATGCGCTCTGCGCCAGGCCAGGGCCGGGGACATCGCCGGCGAGAGCCACGTAATCCCAGAACTCGCTGTTCAGCGCATCCAGCCCGGTATCGAACGAATACTCTGTTCTCCGGTATCGCTGAGCCATCCGGCGGCGCATCCCGTAGCGCCAGGCGCGATCGCGGTTTGTGACACCGACAGCCGTGATCTTCTCGACCTTCCTGCCAACATCGCCGGGCAGCCGGCACTGGACGGTATCTTCGATCCAGCCGTTGGCATTGACGAACTCTACATCGACGCCGTCGTAGTCGTCCTCAGACGGAGCGCTGATGCTGATCCTCAGTGGACCATCCATGTTCTGCGGCGAGTACATGTGCCCGAATGTGGTCCTTGGCTCGTCTCGGGCCGCAGAGATCACGCCGCGCTTAATGGTCTTCTCCGCATATCCGGCCGCAAGCACGTCATCCATGATCTGCGCGACAGTTACCTTGCCGTCCTCGTAGATCATGTCGAACGTGTCGCCGCGGGCCTTCCAGATTGCGTCCAGCCGATCGAGTTCCTCAAGATCGAGATCCGCATCGGTGTAGCCGCGTTCCTTCGCGATGTAGCAGAGGAATGGGACGATGTCTCGCGTTGCTATCTCGGGTGTCCATGCACCGTTCTGCCGAGTCGGTAGCATGCGGGTAGCCTCTACCGAGATCCGGCTCTCGGTCTGAGCGGAAATTCGATCAGAAGACCGGTACCTGACCGCGAGTACCGTCACGCCTGCATATGAGGTTGGCGCCTGGAGCTGCGAACGCAGGCCGTACCATTGCAGCGTGTCGCGGAACTCCAGTTCGTTCTTCCCGATGGGGTATCGCTGCCGCATGCGGATCTCTGGTCGCATGGCATACGGGAGATTCAGGCGCGTCGTGAACCCGATTTGGTCGAGCGTGGCTCCGTTATGCTGATAGTCGAGCGAGGTCCATGCGCCACCGATATCCATGTCGCGGTACTGAACCGTGTAGTAGCCACTTAAGGGGATTTGGTTGCCCTTGCGGTCGATGAATATCAACCCGTTTGGGCAAAAGATATCCCACTCGACAACGCTCGTTTTCTCGCCCGCCGGGCACGCCGGGAATGGGCCGCGCCAGCCTCCCTCGGAGTTCGAGGTATCAACGGTGATGCGCGACGTACTGGAGTTCAGCGGGGAGAAGCCTGGCCAGGTTGGATCAGTAGCCCCAGCAGACGTCAGGCGCTCTACGGTGATCTGTTGGGCGCTGTACGCAGTGATTCTGAACCGGAGCCCACGCAAACCGATTGCAGCGTCGCCGGCCCCTACCTGTAGGGCATTTACGGGGGCGCCGCTATCGTAGTTCAGCGTCAAGTTGGTGGAGTTCACGGTGTTTACGACGTAGAGCCCCGAGTTGGCGCCGACAACCTGAATCTCAGTTCCGACCGACAGGCCAAGCTGTGCGATATCGCCCGAGATCGTGTCGCGCGCGCTTCCACCACCGTCGACCACTGTGTACGGATACTGCGCCTCTACTCGCAGGATCGTCCCGGCAACCCAGTCAGACGGGAACGAGCCGGCGCCAGACGGGATGATGATGTTGTTCCCCGAGAACGTGAAGGTCGTGGCGGCTGGGTTCGGGGTGAGCGTCGAGGACTCGGTGAGTTCCAGGCCAGCATTACCTGTCGAGCTAGCGCCCACCTCCGGCGCGGAGTGCCACCAGATGGCGGATGGGTGGGAACCAAGACTCTGGCCTGGCTCGAAAATCTGGAAAGAGGCTTCCGCGCCGAGCGCGAGGAACGTGGTATCGCCGATTTTGACTCCGCCCTCCTGGATCTGGAACCGACCACGGCCGATGCACAGAAGCATTTCGGTCCACTGCTCGCGCGGGCCGGCAAAATACTTCCTCGGAGGCAGGATGTAGTCGGGGAAGATCAGCCGGTGGCCGGCAACTTCGCGAATTGCGTCGCCGAGCTTGACCTTGTTTCCTCGCGCGCTGGAGTCAGCCAGAGACTCGCCCTGCCCCGGGTTTGTGGGCATGCCGGGCAACTGTGGCATGAGCATCCGAAATGCGGACTGGACGCCTTTGAACAGTGCCGCGGTGATCGTGAACGGATCAGTCCCGCGCGGGAGCTTGTAGATCCTCACAATGTCGCCGCGGTCGATGATGCGCTCGGCCCACTCACCGGGATGGATGAACTCCTCATGGGCCTTTTTCTGCTTGTCGGTGAGATCATCGCAGAGCGCAACCTCAGCGGGGACAACACCGATAGAGAACGGGTGGACGTCGTGGCAGCGGTACCCAGGCGAATTCGCGGTCAGCCAGGCATGAATCGTCATCCTGCGGCCGATCGGATGCCGCTCCAGCGGTTCTCCGTCAAGGAGCGATGGGTAGATTTCGATCACGGTAGAAGACCACCTTGGAGTATTTGTCACCGAACTTCTGGAGCGGGGTGAGTGAAACCCCGCTTCCCGGGTTGATTTCGAGAACCCGGAGGCGTCCATCCACTTCGACCAGCAGACCTACGTGATCGAGCAGCCGCCCTCTGTAGGCCGCGGCGATGACCCCAGGTCCTGGCTCGCATTGCTCGAGCGCGCGGTGGATCTCCGCATCGCACGCCCTTTGCATCGTAACCGGGGTGCGCCGCGTGACACCGCCGAAGTCGGTCAGCATCGGCAGCCCGAACAACTCAACCCGCGCGATGAGCGTCAGGCCCCAGCAGTCAAGGCACGGCAGGGCCCGCCCGCCCTCGGTATAGATGGCGGTGAGGTATCTGTTCGGCATGGGATCAGGGCCAGTATTTGAGGCCAGGGAATTCGCTGACGTTGTAGATGCGGCGCAGCGCGGCAGTGTTGATGAGGTCGTAGTAGCCGGCCTCCACCTGGACAGTGAGACCTTCGAAACTCGACGTCTTGACCCTCATCCGGTACGGACGCTCAGCAGGTGCTGTGAGATCGCTCTCCAGGTACATCCGCAGGATCAGGGTGACATACTCGCCCGCCTCCAGGGCTTCATTGATACGCTGCTGGGCGAATCCGGTCACGTTGTCGATCGCAAAGCCAACGTTCTGGTTCCCGCTGTTGTCTCGCTTGGGAATCGATACGTCGATCGCACCGGCGATGAACGTCAGCAGCCGCCCGTCTTCGGTCATGCAGGTGATGTCGTCATAGCCCTGACAGATGAGGATAGGCTCGGGCCACGCCGGGCATGACAACTCGATCGTGGCGAGCTGCAGGTCCTCACCGCCTGAGGCATAGAACCGCTCAAGAGCCGTCGCCATGTCGAGGCCACTCCCTGTTCATCGCGATGTCGAAGATGTCAGCGAGGAGGATGTACTCGGGCAGAATCTCAGCCCACCCAGGATCGATGATCGAGCGCTCTCGCATCACGACGGTCGCGTTGAAGCGCCAGTGGTCGCGCCCGACGAGATAGCCACCGTCGTAGATCCCCTCGAAGTGCAGGTGGCACGGAACAATGCCTTCTTCCGTTCTGAGCTCGCACTCGAACCACTTGACGCCGTCTTTCAGGACGTCTCGGTACCACCCTTTGAACAGCCGAGCCTGCTCAGAAGTGAATAGCCAGGAAACATCCAAAGCGACCGGCACATTGCTGAAGTTCCGTCTGTAGCGTGCTCGGCCGCTCTGGAGCGACGTCCTGGCCATAGGCTCGACCGTCTTGAAGCCATATCCCTCCCTGAGCGGGAAGGGAAGGCCATCAGGCCATTTGATCATCGCCCTGCCCTCTTGAATCCATAGGCGCCTTCGATTGCTTTCGGGTAAAGCCCCTGGCCGGACGAAACCTTGTTGGCAAAGTCCTGCTCGACCGCATCGAGAGTTACCCGCAGGTTGTTCCCGTCCATGGTGGCGGTGGCGGAAACCGGAGGACCGTTGTTGATGATCTGCAGGCTGATCTGCGGCGAGCCCTGCGCGGTGGCGTCGCCGTTGCTGATCACCTCGCCTCGCGTGTTCGGCAGCATGTACTGCCGGCCATTCGCAGCCTGGAATACCTCTGGCGCGCCGTTCTCGTTGATGCGGTACATGCCACCAGCCCCTACGGGGCCGCCGTACTGTCGACCACCAGCGAACATGCCAAGCATCGCCGGGATGGCAGCCGCCATTGCGGTCAGGCCAGCCGTTGCCGCCCCACCGAATGACGCAACCGAGGCGGCAGCGGCGGCTGGCGCGTAAGCAGAAGCCATAGCTGCACCTGTCGCCGCGGCTGTCGTCGCCGCAGCCGCCTGCTGGGCCTGCCCCATGATGAAGTTCTTCGCCTGTTCTATGCCGACCTTGACGAGGGCGCCAACGACCTGGTTCAGCATGGCGCCGGCCAGTTGCCGCATGGCATCGGCACCGTTGTTCGCCCCGGTTATCAGCCCAGTCAGAGCGTTCGTGCCGGCCTGCTGCACCTGGTCCAGCGTTGCCATGATCATCTCGTTGCCGGCAGCCTGGCGGCGGAATCGCTCCTCCTCCAGTTGCTTCATCGTGGCATCGTGCTGTTGCTCGGCCTGCGTCTTGAGCTCCAAGTAGCGCTGATCCTCGAGCAACTTGGCCTCGTTCAGCTTTTTCAGATTCTCCAGTTCGGTCTGGTAGCGCTGGTCTTCGCCGGCGATCGGGTCCATCTGCCCCAGCAACTGCTTGTTGGCTTCGACCTGTTGCGCTTCGTACAGAGCCGCGGCGAGCGCGCGGACCTGGGCGACCTGCTCCGGCGTGGCGAATGGATTAAGGCGAGATTGCGCCCCAGCTTCTGCCAGTTCCTTTCCCTTCAGTCCAGCCTGTGCCAGTTGCTGGGAAAGGTCTCCGATAGTCTTCTCATTGTCCAAGGCAGCGCGACGCTGATCCTCCATCGACTTTTTGACCGTAGAGGCGGTATCAGAGGCTGACTTCTTCTCTTGCTTCCGCGCTTCGCTGTTGCGGAATATCTGGACAGCGAGACGCTCCGCCTCCGCGATCTCCTCTTTTGTGGCATCAGCACTGAGCTTTTTGCGCGCGGCAAGCTTCGCCCGTTCTTCACCCGCGAGAGCAGATAGTTCAGCCTCGTCGCGAAGATTCTGGAGAGCCTTTGTATCCTCCGGGTTTGCCTGGCGATCCGGGCCATTACCAGATGGGGATGAACTCTTTTTATCTAGGGCTGCGTCGACGTCTGAACGCTTTTTCTGTAACTGGTCAAGCTCCTGCGTAAGCTCCTCGACCGCGCCCTGGATACGCACGGCATCTTCAGCATATCGATTGGCCCTTCGACCAGAGCCTTGGGCTTCTTTTGCCGCGAACGCATAGTTTTCCCCAAGCAGTTTGAGCTTATCGCTCACTGCTTGGATTCGCTTGTCGATGTCCAGTTGTGCAACCTTCAGCTGTGCCTGTCCAAGTTTTTCAACGGACAGGGTTAGAAGGTCCGTAGGCTCTTTCGCCTCCCGTGCATTCGTTGCAAATGTTGCGATCGCGGTTGCTGCCAGCAGAACAACCCCAAGCGGTCCGCCGAGGAACGCCATTGCCGATCGAAGTCCACCCATCACCACCGTCCCGGTGGTTGCTACACCATTCAGCGTTGCTTGAGCAGCCGTTAGCGCTCTTGTGGCGGCCAAGTCGCGTTCTTTAGCGGCCAGCAGCGCGTTTAGAGCTGTTGCGTGGGCATTTGAACCCCTGGCAGCATTCAAGTCCGCCTGAGCCAGAGCGACAGCCGCGGCGGCGGCGGCCTTCTCTGCCTCTGCCCGCCTCAGTGCACCTATAGCAGCATTCCGATCAGCTGCTATCTGCTCAAGCGTTGCCCGCAATCTTTGCACTTGGGCCGCACCTGCTGCATACAGGGAGGTAACTAGACGCCCAGCCACAACAGAGGCCAGAGAAGCTGCTGCGACTGTTGCAGTGTCGAGAAATGCTGCCATTTTTTCCGAGTCAAGCCCGAACTCAAGAAGCGCATCAGCAGCCGAAATAAGACCATTGGTGAAGGTTTGAAGGGCGCCAGTCTGGTCTTCCAGCGAAACAAGGACTTGAGTAAATGCAGTCCGAATCCTGACCCCTGCATCGGTCAGGTTATTGGACATGCCGGCGGCTGCCTTTGAGTTCTCTTCCAAGGACTTACGTAGACCCTCGGTGAGCATTTGCGCCGTTAATTGCCCCTGCGCACCAAGACTCCTGACTTCCGCCCCCGTCTTACCTGCAGCGGCGCCGATATCCTCAATAACAGACGGAACTGCGCTGGAGATTGTTTCCCATTGGTCAGCCGAAACCTTGCCGGTGTTGATTGCCTTGGAGAACTGGCTGATCGCTGCCTCTGCTGCATCCGCCTTGGTCGCATTGGTCACGAATGCATACGACAGCGAATCCATCACATCCAGTGCAGACGTTGTGTCGTATCCGAGAGCTTTCAGGCCTGCAGAAGTGCGGATGTAGAGTTCCTGCGCCTCGGAGAGCGCCCGGTATGTCCCGTTGGCGGTACGGAGCAGTCTGGCTTGTACGTTTTCATACTCTTCCTGGCTTGCAGACGCCAGACGAACCCTGTCAGCCATCTCCTGATAGGACTGGACCATGCTGGCCATCTCGCGGAGCGCTGACGCCGCGATGATCGTCTTAATAGCCGACGAAAGCTTGGTGACAGTCGTGTTGAGACGTGCCGCCTCGCTATCAGCACGCCGCATGGTTGCCTGCATCTGATCCAATGAACGGTCAGCAGCATTCGTGCCGTTTACAAGGCCAGAGGTATCCGCCTCGACGGTGTAGTAGATGCTGCCGACATTCTCAGCCATCAGGGTGCTCCTTTCGCCCGCGCCTTGCGCTTGGCCTCGATCTTGTCGAACCACTCCATCGTCGCGTCATGCTCTGCCGCGGTCGGGGCTCTGGCGCCCGGAGCGTTCGATTCGGTTGGGGGGTATTTCGCGCGCAGGGCGCCGATCAGGCCGGTCATGGTCATGGACCAAGCTTCGCGCTCGCTCAGCCCCAGGTGCGCTATCGCCGTCGCGACGTACTCCCGCGCAACGAATTCCCCCGAGTAGTTCGGCTCTTCGTCGTGGCGCCGGGGGAGTGGCGGAATCGCTCCTGTGACGCCGTGCTTCAGCAGGCAGCGCGCGAGAGGCACAAGGTGCTCGACGTCCGCAGTTCCTGGCTGGTAGACCAGGTCCTGGTCGTAGTAGCCAAACACGTCGGACAGGTCCTGCTCACTACAGGCCACCACCACGGCCAGGGCGTCCGCGAACTGGTCCGCCTGATGCTTCTCGGTGATCGGGTCGCTCATGACGCGCGCGAAGACGTCGACAATCTCGGCCGGCGTACCGAGCTGGGTCATGGCGTACAGGGACGGCCGCAGGAGAAAGAACTCCCCCGAGGCCGTGTGTACGCCTATCTCACCGATCTCGGTGAGGATCACGGCGCAGTAACGGTTACCGGAACGGTGACGCTCACCGACGGACGCGCCGCGCTGGTGATTTTCACCGTGGTGGTACCGACATCAACACCGGTCACCAGGCCGGTCGAGCTCACGGTGGCAATGGCCGGCGCCGCGCTTTCGTAGACCAGGCCAGGAGCCGCGCCAGTCGGGGATACAGCGGCGGTCAGTTGCTGGGTCGCGCCTTCGGCGATCGAGACGGAGGTCGGCGAGACGGTAATGCCCTGCACCAGCGGGACAACCGTGACAGTTGCGGTATCGGTGACGCCCGGGGCGACGCTGGAAGCAGCGGTGATCGTGGCGGTGCCGGCCGACAGCGCGCTCACCTCGCCGGTAACCGCGTTCACCGCGGCCACGGTCGGCGCACTGGAAGTCCAGCGCAGGCCTTGCGGAGCGCCAACAGGCAGCACGACGCCCTCGAAGTTGAAGCCTTCGCCAACGGTAAGCGAGAGGGTCTCCGGCACGACCTGAATGCTGGTCGGGTCCGGCGCATCCGCGTCGGGGGTATCCTCGACGATCAGGCCGAAGTCGGAAGCGGTCGCCGAAGCCTCGAAGCTGTAGGTGGTGACATCGTCGTACGGCGCGGAACGACTGAGGTTGCTGATGAGCATGAACGCGGTGAAAGTCAGGTCCGGGAAAGTCATGCGCATCCAGACAACAGGCTGTCCGCCGGTCGCGTCCGGCTTCACGACATGCTTCGTCAGGTCGATCAGGTTCTGCGCACCAGCGCCGGAGGCCTTTACGGTACCGTCACCGGAAATGGTCAGCGTCTGGAAGCTGGCCAGGTTCTCGCGCAGCGCGCCGACCGAGTCGGAATCGGTTGCGTCGATGGTGTCCCACTCGACAGTGAACTCCTTCGTGCGGAGCGAACCGAAACGGAGCCAGTCATTCTCTGCCGGCAGCGCATCGCCGCACCCGATGTAATACTCGAGCACGACGTCGCGGCCCGGAAATTTGAGCTTCTTGCAAGCCATGTCTGGCCTCCTGATTAGTAGAGAACTTCAAGGTCCAGGCTGTACCAGGCCCGGTTTTCCGTGGTGTATCCGGGCCCGATCGGCTCTCCGATTGCCCGAACAGATGCGGCGCCACAGGGGACGCTGTCGCCAAGCGCTGCCTGCGCCAGGGTCTCGATTGAGTTGCCGACGTCGACAACGTGTTTCCGGACGCCCTTCGGGCCGAGGAGGATCACCTTGAGCCGCAGGCGACGGACGTCGACCTGAGTCGGCGGACCGCCGGTTTGCTGGATCGCTGCGATGAATGCCGAGTCGAGCGAGGGGTGGTCGACCCACATCCCACGGCTGTACTGGTAGCCCTCGCCCAGGATCGAAGCCAGCCAGTCCTGGAAGGCGTCGTAGGGGGTCATACGCGGTAGGTCCTGCGGAGGATGGCCGGGATAGCTGGAATGATCTGGTCAAAACCTTTCGTGAGAAACTCAGGCTCCGCATTCGGATCCCAGTAGTCTCCCCGGCTGGGGTCGTTCTCGTCGCGCGGCTGGCCGGCGAGAGTACCTGGCGCTTCGTGGACTGCCGCCGCGTAGGCGGCGGTGTAACCGACGCTCCCCTCGACCCCGTTGGAGCCAACAGTGATCTGGGGGGCCGTTTGACTGTTGACGAGAGTCGATGTGTCGATCGGCGTCATGGTCTGCGCCATTGCGGCGCCCTGGCTCAGTACCTCATAAACTGCGCGCTCGGAAACACCGCCGGCGATGTTTTCGACAGCCACACGAAGATTCCGCCGGACGCGGTCGATTCCTTGGATTGCCATGTCAGGTCACCAGCAGAAAGTCGGGCTGTTCACCGAAGAAGGACATGTCCCAGTTCGTCACCGAGCGAATCTCTTCCCAGCCGTTGGAGCCGTCGAAATGGATCAGGTCCAGGTACTTCGGCCGGCGGTCCTCGGTGAATATCTGGTGTCGCGATACGAATTCGGCGCCGCTGTTGTCGCGGACCTGCTCTCCCTTCGCTACCCAGGTGCAAGCGATTTCGTACTCAGGGCCGTAAACGGCCTCCTGGGTCGAAAGGTCGAAGTGCAGGAATGGCCGAACCGTCGCTGTGTTGGTGTAACTCCAATTCGCTGTCGTGCTCATGAGTCACCACACATGCAGCCGCCTCGCGCGATCCAAAGGCCGCCATGGGCGGTTTGGGTTGGATTCGGCGGGATCAGTCCCGTCGCACATCCGTGCTTGTCCAAGGCGTTCAGCAGGGCCAACTGCGCCTTCCAGCGATCAGCAAAGGCCTGGTAGCGGAACGATCGAGAAGCGCCGGATGGGGCCGTCTGGCTGCTGATGTACTTGTCGGCCTGGGCCAGCGCAAACAGCGCCAGCAGGTAGGCCTGAATCAGCAGCGCGGTCGATGCCGGGTAGTGGGCATCCAGGCAGTCCTGGATCTCCTGCAATTGCTCGATCCACGCCGCGAGGATGAAATCGGGCACGTTGTCGATGCCCTGGCTCTGCAGGTACTGCCGGGCCTGTTCAACTGTGATCATGTCCGATTCCTGGAAGAAGAAGGCCCCATTTCCGGGGCCAGAAACGACGAAGCCGCCCGCAGGCGGCCTCTCGTCACGCACCGGTCACTTGGCCGGGAACAGCTTCGCCAGTTCGCCCTCCGGCAGCAGGGCGGCAAGCGCTTCCTCGCCCTGGCGGCCATCGAACTCGATCTTCAGCTCCTTCAGGCGCGCTTTGATCAGCTCGCGGCGCTCGCTTCCGTCCGGGATCGCCGGGGTCAGGGTGCCGGCCTGGGCCTTGGCCTGCTCCCGGATACTCGCTGCTTCCGCGTTGGCTGCGGCGATGATGCCTTCGGCCTGGGCCTTGGCGTCAACGATCATGGCATCGACGGATGCACGCGCTTCGGCGAGAGCTTGCCTGGCTGCTTCGTCGACCTGGGCCGAAACGTCCAAGGTCAGGCTTCCGTTCTTGAGTGCGCCAACCTCGCGCACGTTCGGCAGGAGCGCAGCGGCAAGTGATTCGAGCTCCAGCACCTGCCCCTTGGAAACGCCGTTCCAGGGCTTGATCACCTCATACTTGGGCATGTCGCTCTCCTTACGCCAGATTGGCGCCGTAGATCACGCCGGACAGACCTTCGTCGTCCTTCTTCACCTGGATGCCCATGGCGCTCATGATCTGGAAGTTGTAGTTGACCTGCGGCAGCGGGCGCGGCAGTGGGATAACACCGGTAGCCATGCCGACCAGCGGGGTGACCACGTCGCGGCGGCGCTGATAGCCCAGGAACTCGTTGCCCGACAGGGCGAAGGTCTGGCGAACCGCGCGCGCCGGGATGAACGGGGTGATCAACTGCAAAACAGTGCCGCCGCTCAGGATCGTGCTACCACCGATTGCCACGGTTGCCGGGCGGTTCATGTTGCCCCAGATTTCCGGGGACACCCACAGCACATCATAGGCATCTACCTTGTTGTTGCGGGCAGCCTGGCCGAAAGCGCCGGTGGTGAAGAACGCAGCCAGTTGCTCCTGGGTGGCGGTGGTCAGGTCGATGTTCGCGCCGCCGGCGCCGGAGCCCAGGTTGACCTTGATGGTGTTGCGGTGATTGCGCAGACCCTGAGCCGGGTAGTTCTCGACCTGGATGTTGGTGGCGCCGTCCAGGGTGTAGGCAACGATCCGCTTGTTGAACTTGCGGAGCTTCGCAGCCTGCGAGTCCAGAACCAGGTCGATGCCGACGGTGTTCATGCCGGCGGCATGGCGCCAGTTGACACCGTAGCCGGCGGTGAACACCGGAATGGGGTCGCCATCGGAGTTGTACTCGGTGTGATCGAAGGAGTACGGGGCCTGGCCGTCGATGCTCACCGACACATCATCGGCGATGTCGCCGACCACGTTGTAGAGCTTGGCACTCTTGCCGATCGGCAGAACGGTCTGCACCTGCAGGAGGTCGTTGACGATCTCCATGCCGGTCTCCTGGTTGCGGTACTGGATGATCTGGGCGTCGATCTCTGCCCAGAACTCACGACCCAGGCCAGCCAGCGCATTGCAGGCCAGCATTCCCGGGGTCATGGCGCCGCGGTGCTCGGCGAGCATAGCGGCGTTTTGGTTGTTCCAGATGTTGCGGTTGGCCTGCAACTCCTGGTAATGGCCCATCAGGCGAGGATGGGCGGCGATTGCTTGCTGGGTGAGGAACATGTGTCCGTACTCCTATTAGGGCGCCGGGGCGGCGACACTGCCGACACGGAAGCGGATGCGGATGAAGTCGGTTTCGCCGGAGGCGATGACTGCATCGTCCTGGCTGTACCCGAGGACCGTGTCGGTATCGCTCGACGCGATGGCACCCTGGCCGCTGGTGCCGAGTTTGATCGGCGTGTCCTTCTTGTAGGTGCCGGCCGGGCACAGCACGGCGAGCTCGCGACCCTCTTCGACGTAGTTGCCCACGGCCGAATGGCCGGCGGGAACCTCATCGCGGATGTTGAGTCCTTCGTGGTGAGCGCAGTCGATGACGTAGAGGCGGCCAACGCTGGCGCTTGCCTGGGCGAACAGGTCGCTGCCATTGATCACGGCGAACGTGCCGGGCAGGAGTGCCGCGGCGGTCTTGCGGGTTTCGGTCTTGAACAGCGACTTGCCGTCGATGTTCACTCGACGATAGCGAGACATGGCTTACTCCTTCGGCAGGTTGGCGATATCGGCGGTGAGGCCGCCTTTGTCGGTGGCAGCATTGGCGCCCAGCGGAGCGGATTCGCCGCACTGCTTGAACATTTCCTTGAGCGCGTCGCCGGCCAGGCTGTTGGCGATGACCTCGCCAAACTTGGCCTTTACCGCTTCGCGCATGCTGTCTTCCTCGGCGCGCTGGTTGGCGGTCAGCGTGTCGGCCAGAGCCTTGTGATTGGCGACCAGGCCGTCGACCTTGTCGGCCAGGGGCTTGATGATGGTGTCCGCCAGTTCCTTGATGGCGCTGGAGGTGTTGGTGCCGATTTCCTTCACGATTTCGGCCTTTTCTTCGGGGGTCAGGGGCATGTCGCCCTCCTTCTCAGGTTGATCAGGCCGAGCCTGACGATGGGTGAAAATGTTCTTGATGCTGTTGGCCACCATGGCGACCCAGGACTCTTGCCTGACAACGGGCTGGCCGGATTCGTCGAAGACGATCTTCCCTGCCTCGACCTTGTAGCCGTACACCTCGGTCACACCGCCATTGCGGCTGATCACAGCCTGAGAATCGGTGAAGTCGGCAACCCATGCGTACTGGTCGGGCCCGGGGGCGAATCGCTCCTTTGCGGCGCGATCGAGACGCTGCTCCCGCTCCCGATAGGACTCGCCAACCAGAGCGCCGGAATTCGGCTGAAGCGGGACAGCCTGGTCGGCGTTTACCATCAGGCCGACGCCCTGCTCAGGAGTGGCCGCCCCTACTTCGTGCAGCAGGATCGCGTCGTGGTCCATGCTCTGGATATCGGCGACCCACTCCGCGCCCTGGGCGCGCTGGCTTTCGTTCGGCTCGATGCGATTGAGGAATGCGGCAACGCTGGTATGGATCGGGGGGACGTCCTCCCCCTTCTCCAGCGCTTCGACGCGCTGCAACAGTTCACGGCCGCCCTCCGTGGACTTGGCGAACTCGACGTCGACCCACTTCTCCATGTAGACCCGGTTGCCTGACTTCTTCACGTTGCGGTTCCAGGCGCCGACGTGGGCGGCGTTGATCCCTTCAGGGGAGAACGCAGACACGAACTTCCCGTCGACCATCGGGTGCCCGAGCGGCGCCAGCGTTCCCTCCAGGCCTGGGTAGTGCTTGTCGATCTGCTCGGCGGTGTAGAGACCACCGTTCATGATCACGCCGGCCGGCAGGGTGTAGCTCGGCAGAACCAGATGTTCGCGCCCGTTGTGTGTCTCACGCCGAATGCTGGCGCTGTTGACCTGGGTGGTGATGTTGACCTGCATGGGCATGGCTCAATCCTCTTTCGCCCAGGGCCCGCGCCCTTTGGCTTTCATGACTTGGTAGTTGCGGCGCGCGCGCTCGACGATGGCCGGGACCACCGGGTTCCCTTCGTCATCGACCAGTACCTCGACCTGGCTGCACTTGCAGTTGATCGAGTTTCCGTCTCGACTGTACCAGTCCCTCACCTCGTCCGAGGTGTAGAGCCTGGCGTGCCTGGCCGCATGGGTTGCCCTGGTGCTGGGGGACAGGGCCGACATATGCATCAGCTTCGACTGAACGCCGTAGTCGGCCTCAGCAGCGTCTTTTTCGTCCCAGCGAGCCCTTCGGAGAGCGGTTGTGACTTCGGTGCGTGCGATGCGATGGCCGCGACGCGCCTCGATGCCGGTCTGCGCGGTCAGGTCCCGTGCGATTTCGCGGGGATTCTTCCCGCGCCCCATGCCCTCGGCGAGAATGCGCGCCATGTCGGCCTTGACTTGGCCGGACAAGCCCTTCATCTCCTCGAACTCCCGGGCGCGAAGCAGTGCCATCCGCGCGCGGTAGGCGTCGGATCGAAGCAGGACATCCAGCGATTCCCGGCCGGCGCGGTATGCAGGCGATTGCTGCGCCAGGTTGGCATGCGTCTGTGCGGTACCGCGGATGTAGGCAACCCCGACATAGGATTCGAAGAACCAGAGGTCGCGCTCCCCGCCCTCCTGCAGTATCTCGTCGACCATCAGGTTGGTGTCGGCGAAGATCGCGGAGAGAAGGGCCTGGTCGAGACGGTAGGTGTACTGCTCATTCACCACCGGCTGGGCCGGGATTCGGTCCAAGGCAGCGACATAGCCATCCCGGATTTTCCGCATGCGCCTGTCGAACTCGCGCATTGCGCCCCTTTCCAGTCGATCTACCCCGGTCGGGTCACTGCTGCTCGCCGGTAGGATCGGTGCGCGCGGCATCTTCATCCTCCGGTTTAGTATCAGGCAGCGGGTCACCGCCCACGAGCGGGTCGTAGCCAGCCTCTTCGCGGATCTCCTCCGCGGTGAATACCGGCTCGCCAGTGCCGATTGCGGCGCTGTTGATCTCGCTCATGGTCTTGGAGTTGGCCAGGCGCTCGGCCTTGGTTGGAACGGTGAGGTCATCCCAGATTGCCGTGAACTCGGCCTTCAGCGGGACCACGCCGATGCGCATCAGGTGCCCGAACAGGTCGTTGATCTCGAACGTCAGTTCTTGCACCCGGCGCGCCTGGCATCTGGCGTTGTGGTACTTCTGATCCTCACTGCTCGCCCTTTCGCCGGTCTGCATGCCCACCAGGATCTTGGTCGGGATGTCGACGCCGGCGGCGGCGGTTTGCAGGTTGACGTTGTACGTTGGGCTGGGGTCCGAAACAGCGGACACCATCTGCGTGACGGTCGCCCCCTGGGTTGGGAGCAAGACATCGTTCCCTCGGTTTAACTGACGCGCTGCCTCGTTGAAGCGCTCGTTGAGCGCATCGATCGTCACCCCATACGTACTGGCGATCTCGCCGAGCTGAATCTCCTTGTCGAAGTTCAGCAGGAGCTGGCGTGCGGCGTTCTTCAGGAACGATTCGCCACTGCCTCCCTCGACCTTCTCCAAGCTGATGAAGGAGTTGTAGGCAGGCTCCAGGAATCCGATTGCATCGCCGGTCCAGTCTCCGAGAATGAACACCCGGTCCGGATGGATATCTCGCACCAGACCGGGACGACCGGCTTGGGAGGCCTCGGTGTATTCCCACATGGTGGGCTGCCCGTAGGTCTCGCTATCCTGTTTCTCGTCAAACGTCTTGGGCTTAAGGCACCCGGCCCAGGCCGGGGTGACCTTCGCCAGGCCATTGACCTTTCCCGTGACAGGCCTGTCCCACGGCTGGCTATCCCTGATGTGCAAGAGCAGCCCGGAATAACGACCAACAAGGCGGCGCCGGTCGGCTTCGGAGACAGCCCGCCAGAACCTGCCGCCTGCTATCAACGGCTTGTTCTTCCTCTCCCACTCGGTTTCGTCCTTGGAACGGTCCTGGTCGTCACCCTCGATGACCTGCGGATTCGTCTTCCAGCAAGTGGTGACGATCTTCTCGACCGCGCCATGGGCGATGCCGCCCCGGCGGTACATGGTGTACAGGTCGTTGAACGTGATTTCCTGGGGGAATCCGTACTCGCACCATGCCTGTGGCCGCTTCGCGTCATGGCCAATGCCCTGGTTCAGCAGGCTCAATCGGGCACGCGCGATGGCACTGCTCATCGCGTGATTGACCGCGAGGTCGAGTTTGTCAGTCATGGTCAGTCCGATTTCAGGATGAGGCCTGGCTTGTCCGTCTCGCGGACCAGTTCGACAGAAGAGAGGTTGGGGTCACGCCATACCATCGTCCCTTCGGCACCGGCGTTCTCGACCGCCACGGTGCGGGCGCATGTAGTGCAGCGCGCACGGACAACCATGGAGCGGCTGGTAGCGCGCTCCTTGAGGATGAAGATGGCCATCAGCGGGCTCCGGGTAGCAGCATACCGACCGCGCCGCGGCGCTTGATCAGCGGGCCCAACGCGTAGCGGCTCGCGTCCATGAAGTGGTTGTTCTTGTCGATGATCTCGGCGAGCACGTCACCGGTCAGGCGGTCGACCTTGTAGCTGTAGAGCCGGGCCTCGCGCAGGAACCCGGTACAGCGCACGTGAATGACAATCTCGACGTAGCTGCGCAGATGCGCGATGCCATCCTCGACGCTGCCTTGCCACTTCGCCACCGGCTCGATGCGCGGCAAGTTGGCGCGCTTGTGGTCACGCCCCTTGCTCTTGACGTGGCTGATTGTCTCCGGCCTGGCCGAATCGGCCCGCACGGCGTGCAGTTCGATGCCAGGCAGACGGTCGATCATGAACTGGGCGATGTCGTCGTTTTCGAGGCCGACCTTGCTGGCTTCGTACTCGACCCAGAGCCGGCGATCGTGCACCCAGAGCTTCACGCCGGCTGTGGGGTCCTGACTGAACCCCCAGTCCAGGCCGTAGTAGGGGCCATCCCAGCCCGGTTCAGGCGTGAACTCCGCCACTCGGTACTTGCCGGACAGGATCTGCGCGTCGCTGTTCTCGCGGTAGGCGCCATCCCAGATCCAAGCGTAGGTCTGGTCGTCCAGCGACTCCCTGTCGTTCAGGCGCTCCTGATCGAGGACGTCGGGGAACCAGGGATTATCCGTGTAGTTCAGTTCGACGATCTTGGCGCCGGCCGGCATGTTTTTCCGGAACCGGGTGTCGGTAGGGCTGCCGTCCTTCTCCGGGTTCCAGGTGATCCAGACTTCGGAGTCGCACTCGCGAACCGTCGGCACCAGCTTCTGCCAGGCGATCTCACTGACGTTCTCGGCCTCATCGACCCATGCGATGAGGATGCGCGCCTTCGACTTGATGCTATCGAGGTTGTGGCGTAGGCCGGAGAACGAGAACCACACCCGTCGGTTGCGGGTGCGGATGAACTTCTCGCCGATCTCGAAGTAGGCGTTGAGCCAGGGTTCGGATCGGATCGCCTGCTTCACCTCCTCCATAGAGGAGTCTTCCAGGCTGTTCATGTACTCCCGGCCGCAGAGAATCTGCCCGGAGATAGCAGCCTCGGCGAACATGTAGGCCCGGATCGCCGCCATCTTGGCAAAGCTGCGGGTCTTGCCGCTGCCTCGCCCGCCGTAGGCGCCCCTGTACCTCGCGGGCCCGGAGAAGACCGGAATCAGCTTCGGTGGGAGTTCAATCCGTGCTTTCACCAGGCGCCACCAGTTCGATCATGGTCGGCATGGTGGGAATCGGGCCGCCGCCGGGGCCCGAGTGCTCGAACTTGTCGGTGAACACGCCGTGGTGGCGGCCGAGCAGTTCCAGGTTCTTCACCTTGTCCGGCCATTTGATCTTCTTGAGGATGCCGACCGCCGCGCGGGAATCGCCCTTGCCCTCGAACATCTCGGCCAAGTCGAAGCCGCTGAGGTACTGGCGCCAGGCCTTGGGCCACTGGCTGAGCGGGCGGAGGGTCAGGTCATCGTTGACAATGTCCAGGAGGTCCATCTGATCGATCTCCTCCAGGCGCCGGACGACGTAGTCGGCGTCAGACCTGGTGCGCTCGGCGCGCTCCTTCATAGCCGCCTGGATGGCGGATGTGATGTCCGGCTTCTGCAGCAGTTGGTAACCGATCTCGGACGCGCGATTCTTGCTGTACCCGGCCCTGATTGCCGCCTGGGTCGCATTGAGGTCGAGCAGATACTCGGCGACGAAGCGGCGCTGTTTTGCTGTTAGCGCCATGGGTCACCTCAACTGAGCCTCAGGATGGGCGCGATGTTGCCCTTGTTGCGGTAGACCAGCACCAGCAGCACCAGCAGGACCGCCAGCAGGTAGGGCGATATCGGCGTTGCGTGGCGCGCCATCAGCACGGCCAGGCTGATCGACAGCGCCTGCATGCCGGTCCCAGCGGCGAGGATGTACGCGCAGAGCGAGACGCCGAACCGGTACGTTGCACCGTGGCGCTGGTACGTGAATATGCGGCAACTGATAGCGCCGCAGACGGCCGCAGCCGTCAGGGTCACCAGATCAACCATCTTTCCGGCCTCCGATCATGCCGACGATGCGCTGCAGAACGATCTGGAGCCATGCCGGCGCGCGGCCACCAATCATCCAGTCGAGCACGCCGATCAGGATCGTGACGATCAGCGCGGCGGTGACCAGTGCGGGCAGTCCGGAGAACTGGGTCGCGCCCCGCCCGACAGCCTCGGTGGCGGCGTAGTAGCCGCCCACCCAGGACGCCAGCAGGTAGCCGAGGCGCCTGGCCATGGTCAGGTCGTGGGCCCAGAGCACGAACAGCAGCGCGCCGGCGAAGCCGCCGATCACCGCATTGACGTCGACTCCGGGGATGATGGCGGTGGCAGTGAGCCCGACGGCGCCGGCTGCTGCTACTGCTCCGCTGCTCGTCGGTTCAGCCATGGGGTACTCCAGAAACGAAAAAACCCGGCGCCAGGGCCGGGTTTTCAGGGGAATCTGTTGATTGGGTGCAACTGTGCACAATGGCAAAACGATACCCAAATGCTCGCCAAATCGTCAAGCGACCCGTTTCAGGCGCTCCCGCTGGGCCCAATAGGCCGCCACGCGGTCATGGTAGCGCTGATGGACACTGGGGCATTCCAGGATGTCCTCGCCCCACTCCTCCCGGTATGCCTCCCCGTACCGCTTCATCCTCGCCGCCCACCGCGCCAGCTCCTGGTCCGACATCCCGCGCAGACGTTCCGCCAGGCGCTGCTGGTGATGCTCCCGGCGTTCGGCGTAGGCCTCGGCGCGCTGCAACGCCGCCACATCGCGGTCGACCTGGTGCCAGCGCCAGCCCGGCCCCTTCCGCAGGCCGCACTGCTTCGCCACCACCTCGGCGACCGGCCTCAGCGCCTGGGCATCCAGCTTGTCGACGTGGCGCGCCAGCCGCTCCCAGGTGCTGGCGTAGTCGCGAGCCCAGTGGCTGGGGTCGATGCGGCAGCCCAGGCGCTCCTCGATGAACAGGCAGACCTCGCCCGGGCGCAGAGTGTCGCGGCCGTTGACGGCGCGCTTGTGCGAGTTGATCGCCGCCAGCGCCATCCAGTAAGCCCGCTCGCCCTGGCGCTGGGTCAGTTGGCCAAGGCCGGCGCCGATCCAGACCAGGCCGTGAGCGATCGCCACGTCGTCACCGGTGGCCAGCGGCGAGTACAGCGTGTGGCCGAAGTGCTGCAGCGGCTTCGGCAGCGAGCGGATGGCAGCCTGCACCAGGCCGGCGGCAAGCATGTGGGCGCTACGCCCATTGGTGTCCTTGCGGTCGGGGTGCGTCTCGTTGGCCACCCGGCCCTTCTTGCCCAGCGCGGCCTTGTCGGCCGCCACCGCCAGCACTGAGCTCCGACTCTCGTAGAAGGCGTCGTGCCAAGCCTGGCGCGCGCTGATCAGTCTCATTTCGACTCTCCCCTGTAGTTTCCTGTAGTCACTGCTCGCCCTCGAGGAGAGGGACGACTTTCACTCGCACGCCTGGCGTTTCGCCGTAGCGCTTCCCCACCACCGCCTTCACGACCTGGACGTCGTCCTTCCAGACAACGCCGTTCAGGCCGTCGTAGATCGCTTTGATCACGTTGTCCATATCGGGCTTCTTGGTGGGGTACAGGCCGCCGGCCAGCGCCAGCGACTTCCGCTTTTTCGACATCGATTGAGGGATGCTGAGCGCGATGTCGAGCTCGACCAGCACCGGGCCCTCGAACAGCGCGCGACCCAGCATGGCCTGGTGGCCGGCGTGCGCGATCAGCCCCTCGTAGTTCGCCGTCTTCGCCGGCGTGAACATCCTGGCGTGGGCGCCGACGCGGCCGATACGCGGCCTCCCCTTCCCCACGGGCTCGCCGGGCACGGTGAACATCACTGGACGGAGGTCAGCCATTGGCGCGCCCTCCCTTCATCCCGCGGTAGCGCTCCGCCATGCTGGTGACCTTCGGCGCCTGCTGAGGCTCGTCGAAATCGAACTCGTCCAGCGCGCCCGGAGCGAGCTGCTCGAATCGCGAGTACTTACCCAGGAACGCGCACCGGACAGTGCTTGGCTCGCCGTTGCGGTGCTTCGCGATGATCAACTCAGCCACGCCGCGGTACTGGGTGTCCGGGTGATAGACCTCGTCTCGGTACACGAACATGATCACGTCGGCGTCCTGCTCGATCGCGCCGGACTCCCGGAGGTCGGACATCATCGGACGCTTGTTCGGCCGCTGCTCCAGCGATCGGTTGAGCTGCGACAGGACGATCACAGGGATACCAAGCTCCATAGCCAGCAGCTTGCACTGGCGGGACATGTCGCTGACGTCCTCGGTGCGAGTCGACTTGCCGGAGCTCTCCAGGAGCTGCAGGTAGTCCACCACCAGCAGGCTCAACCCATGGCGCTGCTTGTGACGCCGGGCCAGGGCCCGCAGTCGAGCGGCGTTCAGCCCGGGGCGATCGGCCATGTACAACTTCGAGCGCTTGACCTTCAGAGAGGCAGATCCCAGCTCGGCACCATGGCTGGACGGTGCGGAGCCGTCCTTGATCGCGGTGAGCGGGATCCGACCGAGCGATGCCAGGATGCGATCCATCAGCCCGCCGTTGGTCATCTCCAGCGAGACCACCAGGGCCGGGTCACCCAGGTCGCAGGCGACGTGCTCGGCAATGTTGATCGCCAGCGCGGTCTTGCCCATTGCAGGACGGCCAGCAATCACGACCATGTCGCCAGGCTTCAGGCCCATGAGCTTCTGGTCCAGGTCGCCGATGCCGGTTGCCAGACCATCCAGCTTCCCGCCGAGGTCGGAGCGGCGCTGCAACTCCTCGATGTGGTCGGTCAGCACGTCAGCGGCATGGCGCACCTCGTGCGTCGAAGTCTTCGAGTCGAGCGCCATGACCATGGCCTGAGCGGCGCCGACCTTGTCGGCCTGGGCGGCCTCGCTGAGCGCCAACTCGTGAAGTCTGTCCCCCGCAGCCGCCAGAGCTCGGTCAACCGCTCGCTCCCGGACGATCCGCGAGTAGGTTCCGGCGTTCGCCACGCTGGGAGTGTTCTGGATGATCTGGCCGATGTAGGCCAGCCCGGTGATCACCCCGTCAGTGGTTTGGACCTGGTATCGGTCGCCCAGGAATTCACCGACGGTCACGATGTCTGCCGGCTGGCTGTCGCTGTGCAGAGCCAGGATGGCGCGGTACAGGTCGCCGTTCTCTGGCCAGTAGAAATCCTCCGGGGTCAGCTCTGCCGACAGCACGTCGATCAACTCGTTGCGCAGGAGCATGGCACCCAGAACGCCATGCTCGGCTTCCAGGCTGAACGGGTCACGCATGGTAATTTCCCTCGACGATCTTCACGAAGTTCGACGGCGCGATGATCCAGTCGAACGTGGCGCGGAATGGCTTCGCACCGTTGCGACCGGGGACATTGCCCATCAGGAACGGGGAGGCCTTGACGGTTTCGAAGAGCTCTCGCCAGAAGTCCAGCGAGCGGTGGGCTTCGTGCTCCCTCCATCGGGCTTGCAGGTGGCGCCGTCGGGTGTCGTTCAGCAGGGCGACTGCTGGGAGCTCTGGCAGCACCTGGTGGTACAGGTCTGCAATGGCCTGTGCCGGGCACGGTTTGATTCCGTGGTGGTGGCCGTTCAGGCTCTCGGGTTGTTCAGGTTCGAACAGGTCTTGGTCGTTCGACTGACCCGGTTGAGGCGAAGCGTCAACAAGTCCTACGTCAGTAGGACTATTTCTTTCTGTATCTGTATCTGTATCTCTATTCGTTGAGTTTTGTTGCAACGAACTTTCAACGGTCGTTGAACGGGCGTTGGATTCCCGTTTGTGCTCCGCTTCTTTTCGGGCTTTTTTTGCCGCAGCCGAGGCCTTTCCGGCGGCAGAACGTTGGTTGCGGGTAGAGTCGACTGCCAGCAGGTCGCGCTCGATGCGTTCATGTACCCACTCGTTGCCGTTATCGTTGAAAAACTCGCTCAACGAAGCTTCAACGGCAGGCCAACGGTCGTTGGGAACCCGCGCAATTCGGGACAGACGAACCTTCGGTATTGGTTTGCCGGTCTGCCAATAGTTGAAAATCAGGAGAAGATAGGCCCCGTGTTCCTCGGTACTGAGGTGCATCGTATCGGCTAGATAGTCAGCAACGTAGAGCTGAATGTAGGGAAGAGCCGCCATTACACCGCCCTCCATGCGGAAGGAGTTTTAGCTCCCTTTGATCGGTTGCAGCGAATGCATGCCGTGATGAGGTTTTCATCGTCGTTACCGCCGCCCAGCGCAACCGGTACGACGTGGTCGCACTCCAGACGAACACGCCTGGCACCGCAGTACTGGCAGGTAAATCCGTCTCTCTCGAAAATACGTCGCCTGATCTTTCGCCAAACCTCAGCAGATGGCCTGGCTGACTGGATCGAGCCGAACATGGGAGCAATCGGCCAGGCATTCGCGAGAGCTACAAGGAGGCTCGGAAACCCAGAAAACACCACACCCGAAGCACAAAGATCCTCGAACGCGGACATGAAAGCGTCGCCACAAAGGCCGCTTTCTTTCTCGACCACTCGCCAATCTGGATAGCAATATCGGCGCGCCTCGGCGTGGCGGTGGGCAATGTCTGCCACACGGTGAGCGTCCTCGCTCAGCATCTGGACCTTCGGGTCGGTGGCGAACTCCGCGTACATGCGGAACCATTGGTTAGCCATGGCCAATCTCCGAAAGATTTACGGGGTTGTCGGAGATCGCAGCGCGGACCTTGCTCTCGGCCTCTTCCATGCTGAGGCCAAAGATGGTCATGGCCAGTTCTATGAGCATGTCGGTCGGAATGGGTGAGTCCCGCACGTCACACTCGAGCGGAACAAGTGGCTCAGGGATTTGCATGGAAGGCCTCCTTCGGCCTGCGTAACGATGCCCGGAGATGCGCAAGGCACTCCCGGCGAGCTTTCTCTTTCGCGATATCGCTGTAGCTCTGCTTGATCTGCTTGATCTGCTGGGCGGCCTGCAGAGCCATCTGCTGGTGAAACTCGACGCTTCCCGCCGGGACTGGTACGGCTCTACCGAGCCCGCTCAGCACGCAATCGAGTACCTCGGCGACCGGGCGAGCGTCCGGACCACGGAACTCTCCGCCGTCCGGCTGGCCAATCTGGAAGGACGGCACGGCTACCCCTGAACAAGGCGCGGCCGGCGCATCTGGTCGATCATCCGCAGCGCCTCATCGGTCGCCGCCCTGGATTCGGAGAGCTCCCGGTGGGCCTCCTGCAGTTCCTGGTCATCAGCGCCGTCGACGAGGTTGGCAACAGCCTGCTGCGCCTCACCGTTCTCCTTGATGAGTGTCCGGAGCATGCAGAGCACCTCCGGCCGCTGGCCGGCATCGCCGCCGATCAAGCGCACCGACACGCCCAGCGGCGTCAGGATGTCGCCCAGGGCCTGGACTTTCAGGTCAGTCGGCAGCGCCGCGAGGATGCTGGGTACGAAGTTCGCCGGCACCAGGTTGGTGTCCTTGGTTCCGTCGTCGAGCCAGCGGAACACGCGGTCGGCGTTGACCTTCATCCGATCGGTTGCATCGCGCGTTGGCGGATCGAAGACGATGCCGGTGACCAGAGCTCCCTGGATGCGCTCGTGCGCCTCCACGATGTGCTGGACGACGGTCTCGCGGCTCCACCCCTCTCGGCGGCGCCATTGGTTCACCACGCCGAGCAGCGTGGAGATCAGGGTGTGCGACTCATTCCGCATGCACTGCGTCTCCTACACGGTTAGGATCATTTCGCCATGACGCACGGATGACCGCGCTATCCCTGGTTCCCCTTACAGCGCGATGGCCGAGGAGGCTGAAAACTTGAAAATCGATCGCACGATTCAGAAAGCCGTTCTGGACCGCTTGGCGGACGCGTATCCCAATCCGGTACATACCGATGGGCTCTCCGACCTCTTCGACGACACCAAGATGCTCACCGCCTGCTGCGCCTACCTGCACGAGCACGGCCTGATCCGGGCGAAGATCACTGACTTCATGAGCGAGGGGCGCGAGCTGCTGTACGCAGAGATCAGCGCCAAGGGAATCGACTTTCTGGCAGACGACGGAGGTCTGAGCGCAATTCTGGGCCCGGTGACGATCAAGTTTCATGAGGACTCTCTCCGCCAGATGATCGAGCTACGTCTCGCCAAGGCGAGTGATCAGCAGGTGGCGCCGGAGGAGAAAACCCAGCTTGTTCAAGCGCTTCGAGGACTGCCCGCCGATTCCATAAAACACCTGACAACGCGACTACTGGACCTGGGCATGGACAATCTGCCTCGAGCAGTCGAGATAGTTCGTACGTTCCTGTCGTGACGCCCCCCACCTCCTCCGTTGAGCCCAGCGTGAAATGGAGGAACCCGATCCGGGGTCCATGGCTGGTGTGCAGCGGCGTGTAGAACTGGACGGGCAGATCGTGGGCGGTGACGCGGAGGAACAGCTCAGTGCTGTCCGGCTCGCAGCGATTGGCGAGCAGCACCAGGCCAAGCTGGGACTGCGTGAAGGTAGGGCCGCCTGCCACCCCGCCGAAGCTAGAGCTCGATTGCTCGGGGGTTAACTTGCTCGTCGACATGGTCAGGACGCCATCCGCTTAGGCTCGTCTTCTTCGCGAGCCTGAAGCGCGCCAGAGGATGCCTTCTCCAGGACGCACTGATGCTGATAGGAAAACCCACCTTCCGATTTGCACTGAGAAATGCGCCCAGGGCTTACGCCTAAGGCCTTCGCAATCGCTCGCCCTGTTCCGAAGTGGGTGAGCGCCTGTTCGTAATTCATACGGCTGCCTCCATGGTTTTGCTGGAGTTTAGAAAAATAAACAGTCGCGTGCAAGTTATCTAAACCAACAAGGATTTAGAATCCTAAACATGGACTTTTCAGACAGACTCAACCAGCGCATGGATGCCTTAGGCATCAGCGCCGCAGACATCTCCAGAGAGATCAAGGTCTCCAAGGGGACTCTCTCCCACTGGACCAATGGCACCAACAAGGCCAGAGGAAAGAACCTGATCGCCTTGGCCAAGGTGCTTCGATGCAGCGCCTCCTGGCTGGAAACCGGGAAGGGAGAAAAGGAGCTTCCCGCACATGAAGGGGCTCTTTCAGAGGCCGACTACGCTCTTATTCCCCAGATCACCGCTAAGGGTTCGTCGGGAAATGGCTACCTAAACGATCATGTTGAGGTCAAGGGTGGATTGGCATTTAAGCGCGACTGGCTTCGACGCATGGGGCTGAAGGCTGAAAATCTTCGCGCAGCCTACAACCAGGGAGACAGCAACTGGCCTACCCTCTCCGACGGAGAGGTCGTCCTGATAGATGTTTCCTGCAAGGAGCCCGCGAACGGGAAGATGTTCGCCCTGCATGATGCCGACCAAGAAGTGATCTTCAAGCGCCTTATCCGAGAGATATCAGGAGGATGGCTGATCCGATCAGATAATCAGGACAAAAATCGATACCCAGACCAGCCTGTCACTGATGACGGAATGCGCGGCGTAGACATTATCGGTCGTATCGTTTGGCGTGGCGGCGCGATGTAGTCAGGTGCCGACCGGCACTCGGGCTTTTGATAATCAAGGAGGTTTCATGCGTTTAATCGCCATAGCAGCAATAATGATCATGATGTCAGGTTGTGCCGTATCTCAACAAAAGCCGGTCCCGAGAATTCCATTCCCTGCTGCTGAATTTGCCGCTCTACCGACAAAAGGGACTGGCACATTGACTGGCCAGGTCTTTATGAAGACCGTTGGTGGAGATGTGAAATTCGGTGCAGGGAGCACAGTTTACCTAGTCCCCGTTACGTCCTACTCGAAACAGTGGTACGAAGTGAACTACATAGGAGGACAAGCGCTTGAGGCGCCAGATCCTCGATCAGGACAGGGGTCCATCACTACGGTGGCGGACGGGAACGGAAACTTCACATTCACGGACATCCCGCCAGGCGACTACTTCCTCAGTTCAACCGTCACTTGGCAAGCGCCATCGAAATACGGACTCCTGCCTCAAGGAGGCGTAGTGGCCAAGGTCGTGAGCATCGCTGATGGCATGAAGCTTCGCGAGATGCTCACACGGTAACACCCTTAACCAGAGGGACATAGCCCGCCTAGCGCGGGCTTTTTTGTGCCCGTTCAGTCCAAAAGTTTAGATTTCTAAAAAAACCCCTTGACCTTAATCGTTTAGTTTTCTAAATTTCACTTCAACGCCAGCAACACACCGCCGGCCAGGCCGCCGAGCCGCGCTCTTTAACAACCCGACAGCACAACACATCAACAACAGATCGCATTGCCTCTACCGGCGACCGGCGATCCGCACTCAGGCAATGCGGGCCTGGGCAACGCAGGAAGAACCTGCGGCGGACGAGGACCAGACCGAACCGAGCGAATGACCCGGAAAGCAATGCGCCCCGCCACCCCGGCGGTAATGGGCAGGAACCTGGCTGTGCCGCGCGGCAATCGGCGCCGCAGTAAGGGGAATGACAGCAATGAGCAACACCCGCGGGTTGTAGAAGCCCAGCAGGCGAACGCGGGAGAAACACCGATTTCTCAGATGCGCTTGGAGACAGGCGCATCGAGGAAATCCAACCGCCCCGGTTCGCCGGGGCATCACCAGCTCCAACCCATTTGCCCATCCGGGCGCCCTATCGCCCAACCCAGGGCAAACCTAAAACGGAGAATCGCGATGGCGAGCAAGAAAAAGGCTGCGTCCGAAGAGGTCGTGACCGCTTACAAGGGGTTCAAGCAAGACCTGACCTGCCGCGGCTACCAGTTCGAGATCGGCGGAACCTATAAGCACGAGGGTGAGGTAGAGGCATGCGCTTCGGGCTTCCACTCCTGCGAGTATCCCCTTGATGTCTTCGGCTACTACGCCCCAAGCGAAAGCCGATTCGCCATCGTGAAGGCTTCGGGGCATCTGAGCCGTCACAACGATGACAGCAAGATCGCCAGCGCCACCCTGGTGGTGGAGGCGGAAATCAGCATGCCGACCATGATCTCGCGGGCCATCGACTGGGTCATGAGCAAGGTAGATAAGTCGGTTGAGCAGACGGTGGTGGGCGAAACAGCGTCGAACACCGGCTACCAATCGGCAGCGTCGAACACCGGCTACCAA